GCGCGCCCAGCGACCAGTCCGACTGCTGCTCGTCGACCCGGAGGTAGTACTGCTCCTGCATGGCCAGTCGCTGATCCAGCGCATTTTGTAGGGCTGCATTTTCCTTCTGGTACAAGCTCTCGCTGATGCGCCCCTCGTTGCGCTGCTGCAGCAGGTTGTCCATTTGCTGCTGGTACTGCTGCTCGATGCTGAACCGCTCTTGCAGGCGCTGCTGGGCCTGATCGCCTAAACCTGCGCCGGCTAGGCTATTGCTGAGGCCTACCGACGATCGCTGCAGCTGACTGTTCAGGTTGGCTTCGAAGGCTGCAAGCTTCTGCGCTTCTTCGGTGGCCACCTTGCGCAGCTGCATCTCCCGCTCAAGGGCCGCGTTGCGCTTCAACTGCGCAGTGATCAGATCCTGATTTGCGAGGAGCGACTTCTGGTCGGCGGTCAGGACCTTCTTGTCCTTGATGTCGGCCAGTTGTTGCTCCCATTTCACGAGCGCCTGACCGGCCTCGCCTAGCTTCTGCACTTCACCCACTTGGGCGCCGATCAGGCCGTTCTGCTGCTGGAGCACCGAGTACTGCTGGCGAGCTTGGTCCAGAGCTTTGGTCCCCGCGTCTTCGCGGTAGACCGGCCCCTTCGGCCCTGGCTTGTCCTTGAACTGCTCGCGGGCAGCATCGCGCAATTGCTTCAGTTCTGCCTCGCTGTACACGCGACCACCGTCGCCGGCGGCTGACTTCTTGGCGAGCTCGTTGATTTCCTTCAGGCGGGCCGCCAGCTTGTCCTGGTTGCTTGCGGTCGTCCGCAATTGGCCGTTGAGCGTTTCCTGGGAAAGGATGGAATCGCGCTGCCGTTGGCGGTAATTTTCCTGGGCCTGGTCGATAGATTGCTGAGTCCTCAGCTGATCTCCCAAAGCTTTTACTCGACTTTCAAGGATTTCCCGCTCAGCTTTCAGCTCGGCGCTAGCGGCGACTATCTTGTTTTCGCCAGCGCGCTTTTCAAGTGTGGCTAGGCCTGACTGCGCTTCAGCCAACTGCTGAGCGATGCCTTCAGTTCGCCCGAAGTTAACTGCAGCGTCTCCAGCCGCCTTCGTTGCGCCCCAAACGCCGCGCCAGGCCTTCTCAATCCACCCAAGATTCTCAACGATTTCTTTCGATCTCGTGTCAATGGTCTGGGCATAGGTATCGGTCAGCAGCCTGGCTGCACCGACAGTATCGCCTTGGTCCTTGAGGGCCTGGATCTGAGCGTAAGTGCTTGCCGTTAGAAAATTATATTGGTCGTTCAGCTCACGGGCTGCCGCCACCGGATCCTTTCCAATCTTGACGAACTCTGCGATGGTTTCCTCTACGGCGCGACCTGTTGCATCTTTCATCTGCAAGGCAGCAGTTGTGACGACGCCGAAGCTTTCGCCAGCGATCTTTCCGTTGCTTGCCACCTGTGCAAGTGCATCCGCTGCTGCGCCGGTTGTGCCCACGGTAGTGCTGATCTGTCGCGCAAGGTCAGCCATCGCCCCGACATTGCTGCCTGCAGCGTTTCCGCTAAGCAATAGAGCCTTACGAAACTCGTCCGCTTCTTGCGAGCCTTTGTAGTAGGCAATGCCCAAGCCAGCTGCCGCCGCGCCTGCGACAGTGAATGGGTTGACCAAACCAACAGCGTAACCGCCCAGCGCTCGCATCGCTGGTCCGATCCCGCCGAACATATCTTTCAGCTGTCCGCCCTGCTGGAGAAGAACGGTAAACGGGTTCACCCCGCCTTGCAGGGAGACTACGATATCGGTGAACTGAGCAGGCACACCGCGCAGGGCCGCAGTATAGGCCTTAGTCGACATACCGGCCGCCTGCGCCTGTCTGGCGTACCTGTCCATGGACTGTTCTGCCGAGTGAGTGCTTGCCGCGAGGTCCTTGATGGACACGCCGGAGCTTTTTGCCTGGAGGCCAACGCTGCCTGTAGCGGCCTCAGCGCGCTCTCCTGCTTTCGTCAGTTTATCGAGATCGTCTGCAGCCGAGACTGCTTCACCGGACTCAACTTTGATGCCGAGAACGGCAATATCACCCTGGCTCATACGTTTCTCCAGACAATAAAAAACCCGCCGAAGCGGGTTGTTTTTTCTTACGAGGTCTAACCCTCGTCTTTGGCCTTACACAGGGCGCGGTCCAACGATGTTTCCCCCTCACCTTCGAGGGAGACGGTTTGGCCGCCACCATCTTTCCAGATCACGGTGTAACGCTTGAAGCCGACGTAGCCGCCCATGGCGTTCTTCGAGTTCACTTCGCCACACACCCAACCATCTTTCTTGCTCCGCTCATTCCTGAACTGCGCAGACGACGGGTCAGTGAGTTGCTCGGCAACCGCCTCGCGCGCCCGGTCGATATCGCTCTTCCCGCACCCTGCCAGGACCATCCCGGCCAGCGCCACCAATGCCAAACGCTTCATGCGCGCCCTCCTTGTTGATGAGGGCAATCTACCACCGTCGGCAGGAAGCGCCAAAACCCCGCGTTTGCGGGGTTCGAATGAAGGCGGGGCTACAGAGCTGATCTGCGAGAAAGCGCCATCGCACGCGATTTGAGGTTGGCCAGGCCGGCCTCCATGAAGCGGAACATGTCCATATGCGATACAGGGATGTCACCAGGGGTTGCTACCATCCCAGCCATCAGCTCATGCTGGGACATGACGTAGGCATCGTCGGGGACCTCTTCGATGCTCTGCTCGCCTTTGTGGTCGAACGAGACCAGATAGCGCTTCTGTGGAGCTCCGACGATCTGGACCTGATCACGCTTAGGCAGGAGCTCGCCTTCAAAAACGTAGGCCGCGACGAAGTTGCAGGCGTTTGGCAACTCCTCAGCCGGGATAAGAGCGGTTTTCTGGACGTTGAACCGGGTGCGAAGGCGACTCTTCATCGTGTGTTTGAAGCTTCGACGAAGCGCGACAGGCAGAGCAGCTGCCTTCTGGTCGATAACGCGATCCAGAACCACTTCACCGCTGCTGCCGATAACCGCGCCGACAAGGTCACCTACCAGAACATCCGACTTGAAGATCAGCTGTTCAGCCATGGCGTTGAAGGCGTGAATGTAGCCTTCTTTGATGGCTGCGGCCTTGGCGCCGGTGAATCCCATCACCAGGAACACGAAGCCATCCTTGGTCATTTCAACGGCTTCGTATTGGTTGCCTCGGTGCTCGAATTGAACCCGCGAAAAGTTGCGGGTTAAAAATTGAGCAGAGCACTCGAGCGCATCCAGCTTCTGCATCACATGGTGATGCTGCTTCCCGAAAGCATTTGCGACTTGCTGGCTTGTGGTGAAGGCTCGGCCGTCCCGAGCCTCCACGAATTTGCGCATGTCAACCACTATGCTATTATCGCCCATGACGTTGTTTTCCTGATCGATGACTGCGTTGATCTCCGAAGCCTCAGTGTTCCCGCACTGGGGCTTCTTCGTTTTCAAGCTGTGGCCTGATTTGCTTTCTGAAGCGCTCTCCACCTCAACCCCTCCTCAATTAGCAGTCCAATCTCAGCATTAAGGCTGCGCCGGTTTGCGTGCGCCTCACTCCTGGCCCTGTCTTTCAACTCATCACCGATGCGCAAGCTGTACGGCGCATTTTGATGTCGGTCTTTCATGGTTGCCTCCTTTGCCTTCGTGGACTCATATTAACTCACGGCAACAGTGAGTCAAGTGGACTCGTTGAGTTATGTGGATTCTTTTCTCATACTCCGCGAAAATCCACCGGAGACAATCCATGTCAGATCGCCATACGATCAGCCCATATCCGATCAGGATGCCTCCGGAGCTGCGCGCACTTCTCGAATCGAGCGCCAATCATGGGGCGCGATCCCTACATGCTGAGATCATTGCGCGGCTGTGGTCGACCTTTCGGAAGAACGACGTAGCTCGCCAGAATCTGGGGCTTCCGTTCGCCGAAGAGGTAGACGATCGCCTGGCGCGGGAGCAGAAGACTTCTGGCGTCGACAAGTCAAAGCTGATCGAGAGCAGCCTGTTAGGCGCTGGTGTAACCCGTGAGGAGTTACTTGACGCCGTGTCGAGCGCTATAGAGAGCGCTCTGTCCGGCCTGGGTGCCTTCCCGCCCGCACCCGACAACGCAAAGCCCAAGCCGAATACCGGGCCGAAGCCCCGCAAGCGCTTTCCCAAAGAGGACTAGATCCGGCCACGCTCAGATCATTCTTTAACCGACGAATTTCAGTTGGTTAAAAATCGAACAGACTTAGGGTAGTGCCAGTGTCTATACCCAAGCCCGGCCAGGCGCCACCCATTCAAGGAGATCCAATGCACAAGGTAATGCTTGCCGTCCGCGTGATTCAGCGTGGTGAAGTCATCCGCGGCTACTACCGCAACCTAGAGTTGCCATTCGTCCCTGCCGAGGGAATGCGGTTCGAGCAAGGCACAAGCACCACGATGTGGGAAACCGTCTCGGGACAACAGATTGACCCTCAAGTTGAGCGTGTTGCGTACGACCTCGACGAGGACCTGATCGTCTGCCTTTTCACAGTTGATCAGCCACTAGCCGCATCGTTCTGGGAGAACGCAGCAGAGGTCGGGCCGGGCCAGGTATGCGGTGTGCTGCATTACTTCCGTCACATGCCGATCCCGAAGTAACCAAATTCAAGCGTTACTGGTTTCTCATTTGGCCTGCACTCAAACTTATCCGCTTTAGGTTTATTTATGACACTAGTGCTTGCGATGTACGACTACGACACCGAATGGAGCTTTGACGATGAGCCTGCCAAGTTGGAGGGCAAGCCTAGCGGCATATTAACAATTGCCGACAGCGTAATTACGGCAGTTGGCAAACCAACAACAAAACTAGTGACATCTTTCCGCAAGACATATGAGTTAGAAATAAGAGTATATGAACCCAACTTCAATAATGACGGCTCCTTGCGAAACTATCTGTACGTCCAATCCAAACACAATTGCCTCCTATCTATAGCAGGAAGCACGCTAGTAGCCCAGCACGTACTCAACATTGTAACAACCCACTTAGGGAATCTACATTACACATACGACTTCAAAAAAAGAGAGCACCAAATCATAAGAAACTGCCAGCCTAATCCATTGGCAAAGGGAAGGTATTCAGATTGGGACCCCGCTGAATCCGCTGGCTTGCTAAGTGCCGACTATATAAATGAAACAGTCATTCACTCGATCAGACACATTATTGACGCGACTGCTGTAGACCGTGCGGGAGACATCAGCCAGATAGGCACAAATTTCCTTCTGAGCTTTCAATGCCCAAAAAATAATGCTTTCTACATCTACCAGTATGATTTGTCGGTTGCGAGCAGTGGCGAGCTAGAGATAAAAAGCAAGAAAATCGCCCGCGATGACATTGGCATAATCGGAATGTCAAAAGAGTTCTACGAAGACGCTAAAAACACTTATTTAGATTGCCTTCAGAGAAACGAAAAGCCCAAGAGTCGAATGATAGAATTCATGAAGGCGGCCATAGATAAAGTTCAGATGACAAGTTATGAAATTGACTACCCTGTCATAGTCAAACGCACTGACGGAAGGAAAATCACAAAGGAACTTATCGCCACCCCTACAACTAACCTGTAACTTGGCTTGCAAATCAGATAACTCAGAGCGCCATAAAGCCATTGCCGGAGCCCTACGTGACCGCCCCCACCCTCACCTTCAAATGCCTCGAAGTCACCAAGCGAGACGACGGGTTGATTCGGCATTACCACCTAGAAGTGACTGAGACTCGAAGCGACAGAGTCGTGACGATCCGGATCGAGCCCAGGCACCTTGCTTCACTCAGAAGCATAAAAAGAATCCTACTTGAGCGCTGCATGTTCTATTCGGCCACGAGAGAGATGCACAATCAAATGCTTCTTGAGCTGCATCCTCCTACTCCAGTGTCTATATAACGCTCGGCCAAGCACGAGGTGCATCAGGAGCTCAACCGAAACAGAGGGCAATCCGTATGCAGGTCACATGCTCAAAATTCGAAGCAGCCTCACGCCAGCTGGATGAAGCTATAGGCCTGCTCCTGGCCGATCATGACCCGCTTGCGGTTCGCACCCTTACCGCAGCTGCATTCGGCCTATTTGCCGATCTCGTTGAACATTCGAAGCCGGACGAGTCGTGGCGGTCGCACCTCATACAAGATTCCGGCCTGGATAAAAAACAGGCACTGGCAGTGATAAACAATGCCCAGAATTTCTTAAAGCACGCGGACCGAGACCCGCAGGCACTGCTCTCTTTCGACGAAAGCGAGAACGACGAGTTGATTTTCCTGGCCACGCTGGAATGCGGCGAACTGGCCGCCCCTTTGACAACGGCTATGAAGGCGTTTCAGGTTTGGTACCTAGCTCTCAACCCGGGCAGGCTCGGCGCCGATCATGCCTTTTCGCTGAGCGCGAGCACGGCATTTCGGGATCTCCCCACCAAATCCCGCAAAGAGCAACTCGTTGGCGGATGGGATTTCCTCCAGCACATGCTTGAGAAGTACGGCAGAGGGTCATACCAGCCTCGAAACACTCAGCTGTAGCGGCAGCCCGCGCCAGCCGCAAAAGCCCAGCGTGGGGCTGGGCTCGTCTCTACCCCCTCTGGGACGGCCGCTTTCACTTAACGACCGCCCGCTTTGCAAGGTGCTCAAGGTATGCCTGAATGTGGGTTTCGACCTGAGCTGGGGAATCGTCCTCTCTACCCTCCATCTCAGCTGCCGCTTTCTTAGCAATTGCAACCCAACCCTGGCAAAGGCCAATAAATTTTTCGCATCGCACCGTGAAACCAAAAAGAAAATCCTCTGGAGCTACTAAACGACGCCCTCCGCGAATATTTGCCTTGGTTAAACGCCAGTAGTTATGGGCGATTAAATTCCTATCACTCACTAACCTGTTGAGGTCTTCACCATCGATAAGCAGCCGCGCGCCAAACTCCTTCACAATAGCGCCTAATGTCTCCCTGGTTTTCCGACCGTCCCCCCGGAGAAACTCTTCAGGATTCAAGCCCTTGAATTTCCCATTTTTTTCTTTCAGGTGTGAAGCCATTCCGTACAGGACAAACTCAAGCTTTTGCGCAGCGAGCATCGCCCCACCAAGAAGCATCATTTCATCGGCTAGAGCGAGCTTTCCGATACGAATCCCCTCTAAGCCTACATGACTGCTCATACCTCCTCCCCTTGCAGTGTGCGTGGATTTCCCCAACAGGTACAGGGAGGATATCTCTTAGCCTGTCCACCCATCCACCCTGGAAGAAAAGCCAGTAACGGGCTCTCTGTGCGGCGTAGTAGCGTTGTGCCTCGCTACGAACCGTCCCGATCCACCCCGCGAGCCGAAAGCTAAGCGCGCAAACAAGGAGCAACATGACAGCGTATTCAATGCCGGAAGGGATGAAGCACGTACAGGTTAAATTCATGGATGACGATGGCGTTGTCAGCAATCGTCGGCCAGGCCGACCTGTCGTTGAAGTCGTTTTGCGCTATGACCCTAACCATCAAAAGGGCCCTTTTGCACCGACGACCTACGTTGCTCGTTACGCTCTACTCGACACCGGAGCGGACAACAACTATGGAACTGAGGAAACGATCGCCAACGCTCATTGCCCGCAGATCGGAACCTCCACAACCCATGGCAGCACCTCTTCAATTGACAGTACCCACCACCGGTGCCACCTCTACTTTCCAGAGGCTGCAGTGCAGTTGGAGACTGACATTTTCTCAGCCCCTTTACGGAACAGCCCTGCGACAGAACACCTCATCGTAGGCATGCTGACGATAGAATGCGGAATCCTGATTATGGATTTTAAGAGAGATATTTATCGCCTTTACTTGGGCTAGCTACCCGCCGGGTGGAAAGCGCTTTTAGGGGGACGGCATCTGCCGTGCAGATCGAACAGGTCAATCCAACAAATAGCAACTCACGCGGATCACACGGTCCGTCTTGTCGCAACGGGACGACTTCGCTGTCGTCCCAATTCCAAGGTACCGGTGGCTTAACGGCAGCTACTTCAGCTCTTGGGTCTATCCTCGTTTCGAGCCGACATACCGCCACAGAATCAGCTTTCAGGCAGACCATGCCCTCTCCTCCATGCGGCCAGGCCGCGTCAGTCGTTGCCCTACTCCGCGGCCTCGGCCATCACGGCCAGGGCCTCGTTTTCCATAGCCCGGAGGTCATTGAAGGCCTCGGACATCTCGCGGCGCTTCAGGCCGATCATTTTGGCCGTGCCTGGAATGGCGGCGTAGTCCAGGCCAGACGGCCCGCCCGGGCCAAGACGCCACTGAGTGCCCAGCGCTTCGAATAGGCAGAAAGCGGGCCATGCATCCGGCCAGACCTCCACATCTTCGACCTCGATATCGTCCAGCGTGAGGCCGAGGAATGCCAGCTGCTCGGCGGACGGGCCTTGCTCATATAAGGCCCGCGCCGCCGCCTTCAGTTTCCCAGGCGGGCCGGGTTGTAGGCGGCCTGATAGGCGTCGATTACCGCCTTCGGCGCACCAGTGCACGTACGCACCAGGTCGGCGATGGCCTCGGCGCTGAACTCGTCTTCCAGATCCCAGCCGGTGACGATCTCACCCAGTTGCTCGGCCTGCAGGGCGATCTCGTCAGCGGTGACCTCTTCCCAGGTTGCCCCGCTGTCCTTGGCCTTTTCTGCCAAGACATCGCGTGCCTTGTTCCAGCGGTCGAACATGCCGGCCAGGGTGACGCGGTCCATGTAGCGGAACTGGAACTCCACTGGGGCCGGCTCGGCGCCAATGCGCGGAACCTGCACCACGGCGGTGAACGTCGGGTTCTGCGCGATCTTGATCTTTGGCATGATGGCTCCTTAGACCGCCAGGTAACGCAGGGGGCGACCGGACAGGCCGACGCTGATGGTGCGGGTCATGATGTTGTTCCGCTCCATGGTCGGGGTGGTGGTGATGCTGACATAGCCTGGGTAGAGGATCTGATCGCCATTGCGCAGCTTCAGGCGCACCACGGTCAGCTCCTTGGACTCGTCGAACCCTTCGACGGCACCGACGTAGGCTGCGGCCGGCTGGTCCTCGACCACAATGGCCAGGCTCAGCGGGTTGCGGTTGGTTGGGAACTGGCGGTCGTCATCGTCTTCGAGATAGCCGACAGTGGCGAACTGCTGCTCACCGCCCGACGGGGTGAAGCCGGTGACCTTGGAGATCTGGACCCAGTCGGTGACGGGGCTTACGGAACCCAGGCCCGCGCCCGGGGTGTAGATCTCGGCATTCGAGGTGCTGATGCTGCCCAGGCCGAAGCTATCGGACAGCGGGTTCACTACACGTGCCGCGCGGTCGGTGAGCTTGGCCCAGCCGGAGTCGATCAGTACCACGTCTTGTGCCGTCAGGCTGTGACCGACAGCGCTCAGCACTGGCGGCGCGGCGTTGGTGATTGCGGTGAAGGGGACGGCGGCCCCCAGGGTCGCGGCGATCTCGACGATAGCGCCGTTCGGCAGCGGAAAGCGTGCGGCCATGGTGTGGTTCCTCTTGAAAGCCCGCCGGGCGGCGGTTGGTTACGCCCCAGCGGGCGATTGGTCCGCGACACCGCGGTAGGTGAAGCTGGCCGAGACCGTGTAAGTCGCCGACTCGGTGATGGTTGAGCCCTGGTCTACCGGCTCGGTGACAAGGCCCTCGAAGCCGTTGCGGCTGAGCGCCGAGTCCACGCGGAAGAGGCTCGAGAGCTCTTCGACCAGGGTCTCGGCGGCAGCTAGCGGCTGTCCCGCCGGGCAAACGATGCTCACTTGGTAGACCCCGGTGTATTCGTAGGCCTCGCCGCCCAGGTAGCGGCAAGTTGTCCCCGCTGGCAGCTGAAACGCCTGCAGATAGGTTTCGTCCGGCCCGGCCTCAAAGCCCTGTTCGAAGTTGGCGACCCGGATCGGGCGCGCCGTGGCCCAAGCCATCAGCTTGATCTCGATGGCCTGGCGGGCTCGTGCATGGCTCATACGCTGTTGTTCCTGATGGCTTCGTCGACGATGCGTTGGAGGTTGGCCAGGGTCACCCTGACCATGCCGGCGGGCGCCTGCGTTGAATGTCCGTACTCGAGCGGAATAGCGTAAGGCAGGTTGTTCACGATGTACGCCGTCTGGCCGATGGTCAGCGCCTGCACTTGGGTGATGAGCGCGGTAATGGCCTCGCTGCCGGACGGGTCTATGCGGTCGAGCTCTTCGGTCGCCGGAGAATCGATGGAGAACTGCCAGTTACCCCGGAACCTGCCGCCGACATAGCCCTGGCCAGCGACAAGGCCATTGGTGGCGAAATTCTGCACCCGCTCGGTCTTGGTCAGGGGCTTGGCGTACTTCACGCCCTTGCGCAGCCTGCCGGCCTTGGTGAAGTTGTCCTGGTTCAGGTTGATCAGGGAGTTGCGAACCGCGACCTTGAAGTCGTAGTCATCTGCGGCCTGGTTGGCCTTGGCCCGGTGCGCGACGTTGGCCGCCCACAGCTCGGGGTTTCCCACAGGCGACATGCGAATAACGCTGCTGCCTATCTCGATCACGATCTCGCGGAAGGTCGCGTCCAGGGCTTGCTCCGCCTGCTCGGCGAATGCCCGGATAGCCTCAGCGAAGCCGCCCTGTTGCCCGCCGTACCGCTGGGCCATGTGTGAACCGCGCGCCATATCACTTCCTCAGCTGGACAGTCCAAGTCGCCTGGGCTGGGTCCTCGGAAACGTTGAGCACGCGGTAGCCGCTCACCTGGTCGCCGATCTTGGGCGTCGCCGGGGCATCGGTGACGGCGCCGGCCTGCCCCTCGAAAAGCTCGTTCTGGATCACCAGCAGCTTCACGTCCTCGGTCTGGATACGGGTACCGTCGATCTCCTTGGCCAGGTAGCTGCCGAACACGCCGCGGCCGGCGTACTGAATGGTCGAGGCTGGCACCGTGCCGCCGATCCCGGGGTCGTAACCGCCCTTCACCCCGCGGGATCCAGCCACAGGTTTCAATGCGTCTGCCAGGCCATCAGGATCATCGAACGCTTCCGCCAGCTCGGCCTGGATTTCTTCTCGCATGCCCATTTCAAATAGACTCCAGCCAACCCCATGACAGAGATCGGACATGACAAAAAAAGCTGAATGCGAAGTGGCGATACGCCAACTCGTTCACACGTGGGCGGGAACCAAGGAGCAGCCGCCAGGCTGGCATCCGAGTTTCGGAGAGTTCAAAGACTGGCTTCGAGCCCAAGGTTATGGACACTACCTAGAGTTCAAGAGCGTGATGCCCGCGAACGATGTAGCTGAGAAGTGGTTTGATCAGGAGCTGAACCAGACCTGGCGAAACTGAAGGCAGTTACACCCGTTTCAGCATCACGGTGCCAGAGCGGCGGATCCATGGGGCGATGAGGTCGAGGGCAAAGTTCTCGCCAGCGGGACGGTCGACGGAGCCCGCGACATAGGTCTTGCTGGTCGAAGTGCCGGCCTGGGCCGATACCGTCTTGCTCTGCACCTCACGCTGGGTGTCCTTGTAAAGCTGGCCGGCCGCAGCCAGTTTGGCCACCTGCGCGCCGGCACTCACGATGGCGTCCGGCACCGGATCAGGCACCGGTCGCTTGATCTTGGCGGTGAGCCAGGCATTGGCCATGGCCACCGCAAGGACCGCATCACCGGTGCCGACCCAGTCCTGCCCGAGCCTCTGGTCAACATCAGCGACGGTGATGAAGTCAGTCATGGCTTACTCCTTCGACGGGATCAGCGCCTGCAGCTCGGGCTTGTTGAGAGCGGGATCGAAGGTGATGCCCTGGGCCGTCAGCCACTCTTTGAGCTCCGGGACCTTCATCTTGTGAGGATCGGTCTCGGGATCGCCGCCACCCTCCTCCTCAATCGCTTTGTCGATCTCCGCTTGACTGCTGACCGAGGCGTAGCCGTTCGGTGGGTAGGCCGACGCCTTGTAACCCTCTCCCACCCACTGAGCGACGGTAGGGCCATCCAGGCGCAGCCCTTCCTCGATCTCGCTCACGCTGATGCCATGGCGCTGGTAGGCCTCGCCGATGTGCGGGGCACTCCCCTGCACGGATACCGAGATAGCACCGTCGATCACGCCGAAGAACTGATCCAGACGGCGATAGCAGGTATCGCGCTCGCTGCCCGGGGTGTTGGTGTAGATGACTTTCATACTGATCTCCTGCGCAGGGCGCCAGGCAGGCGCCCTGCATCATGGGGTCAAGGGGTGGCGGTGCCGCTGATGACCGCGGCGAACGGAACCTGTTTGCGGTCGAACACGCGCTTCCAGTTAGCCGCGGCTGCGTACTGGGTGGCACTCGGGCTCAGGTTGCGGTTCTCGCTGCCCTGCCAGCTGAAGCCGGCCGGCTGGAGGATGTAGGTCTTGCGCTCCCACAGCACCTCGGCGCCGCCGCCGTTACCGCCATCCGGCTTGCGCTGCATCTCGACAGGCATGTGCGGGTCGCCCTCGCCATAGCCGAAGGCGCCTTGGCCGAAGAACAGCGACAGGTACTGACCCGGGGCGTAGATCAGGCCGTCATCCATGAACACCGGCTTGCCCAGGTAGGTGGCCAGGATGACCTTGCCCTGCGAGTCACGCAGGTACTCGATCATGTCCTGCTTCACCATCTGGTTCATCACGACTGAGTGCACACCGATCGCGGCGAACATGTCGGCGGCGTCACCAGCGGTGAAGGCAGCGTCTTGGAAGGCGTTTGCGCTGATGGATGCGCCCGCATCTTTCACCATGTCCCCGCCGTTGTTGGCGATGTTGGACGCAA